ATTAGCATTGACTGATGCTGGCAAGCACATTCTTACTCAGAACTCAGGATCGTCTACTAAAACAATCACAATTGCAAACAATGCAACAGTTGCATTCCAAAATGGAGTAGCTATAACAGTTGTAGTTCAATCAACCGGTACAGTAGCTGTTGCAAACGGAGCTGGTGTAACAATGTACCTTGCTGGCAATAGCACTGCCAAGTCTACTGTGACTCTCAACTCATACAGTATGGCTACCCTGTTGAAGATTGGTACAGATACTTGGATGGTTAGCGGTACTGGAGCTACTTGATGGGTGGCATTGTACAGACGTTGAGAGGAAGCTATAGCGCTACAGCAAGTGTCTCATCAGGAATCGTAACTTCAGGTTTGCAATTTAACTTAGCAACTGCACCAACATCTGGTTCAACATGGACTGATTCTAGTGGTAACGGAAGAAACGCAACACTACAAGGTTCTCCATCGTATGTGTCAATCAATGGTGGTGGCATAAGACTAAACAATCAGGATGCAAATAGTACGGATTATATTAGTGTTCCTTACAATATTGCTTCAAGCACTGTAACAGTTGAAGTGGTTGCATCGTTTAATCCAACATCGTTTTGGGGAACTATTTGGGGTAATGAAATTTATAATGATAGCGGGGGATACCTAGCGTATATGAGTTCTTCAACAGAGCTAAGTTATGGTATCCCTAATAGTGAAACCACAGTAACTATAACCCAAAGTAACGCCACACGACATTGGATTTTTGTTATCAATGGTACACAAGTTAGTATATTTTTAAATGGTTCACAAGTTGGAACAACTGATACTATTAATAATCAAACACTCTTTGCGACAGGTGGGTTTCAATTTGGGTCAAGGTTTGCAGCAAATGATGGTACAGGTTTTGGGGATACAATGAACAACTCAGATTCTGCACTATATCCAGTTTTTTATCAGATGCGGGTGTATAACAAAGCATTATCTGGTGCTGAGATAGCTCAGAATTACAATGCAATTAAAGATACTTACGGAATTTAAATGTTTTTATTAACTTACTTTGGCTCTAATAAATAAATTAGAACAGAATACACACCCTTAGGACCGTTAATCTTTAAGAGTGTATAAGGAGGCCCCTGCCTACTACATCAACATTACAATTGTTGAGGACACAAGTGGGGCATCACTAACTATAAAAATAAAAAAGGTGAATTATGGAACTAACAAAACAACAGCTTAAACAGCTGCTACCTAAGAATCCGTACGTTGAACATTGGCATCATGCTCTTGAGCAGTTGCTACCTGATTACGATATCAATACTCCAAAGCGTATTGCTGCTTTTGTTGCGCAGTGCGCACATGAGTCTGGTGGTTTCACAGCTATCAAAGAGAATCTTAACTACAAAGCACCTACCTTGAGAAAGTTATTTTCTAAATACTTTCCTAATGATGAACTTGCAGCTGTGTATGCAGCTAAGCCTAACAGGCAAGAAGCTATTGCAAATAGAATCTATGCAAGCCGTATGGGTAACGGAGATGAGGCTAGTGGAGATGGATATCGCTACTGCGGTCGTGGATTAATCCAGTTGACTGGAAAAAGTAACTATCAAAACTTTGCCGACAGTCTTGAAATGAATGTGGAAGATGTGCCAGAATACTTAGCAACATTTGAAGGTGCTGCACAATCTGCTTGCTGGTTCTGGGAAGCAAACAATCTTAACAGATTTGCAGATGTAGGTGACATTAAAGGACTAACAAAAGCAATCAATGGTGGGTATATTGGATTGGAAGATCGCATCAAGCATTATGAGCATGCACTGCATGTGTTAGGAGCTCACTAATGAAATACGCTGCACTTCTATTATTAATAGCTCTGTTTGGATGTCAAGAAGAGTACAGGTATCCATGCCAAGATCCAAAGAACTGGCAAGAAGAGTTCTGTAAGAAACCATTTTGCAGTGCAAATGGAACATGCCCTGAGGACTTACAACACTATGAAAAAAATAAAACACCAGGTCAGCCACAGCAGCCACAAGTGGCACCAAGCAAAGGGGAATGTAAATGATTTTTACTAAAGAGAAATATACATCTGAAGAGTTGAATGCTCGTCTAAAGTTTTTTATTGGTATTATTTTAGGTTTAACACTTTTTGGTATTGTGTTTGTAGTATTGTATAGTCTTATTTTTGTTACACAGCCAATGAATGGCATGAGTCCAGTTGATAATAAGTTCTTTGAGCTTATCATTCCAGTAGCAACATTCTTGACTGGTACATTGTCTGGCATTATGTTAGCAGGTGACGATAAGGATCTAAGAGGTAAAGCGTTGGATGCTGCTAATAAGCCTTATACACCACCTCCAGCACCTCCTACCAACGGACTTGGGGCATCATTCTCGTATACCAGTGAAGCAGTACAAGTTGCACCTAGTATGGCACCAGCTGGTAGTGTGTCAATGGGATTTGGTGGTAAGCCAGCACCTCCTCCTGCATTTGAGCCAGAACTATGAACTTCCTAGTTAAGATGCTCTCAGGAGAAGGAGAGAACAATCCAAGTAGCAAGAGAACTATTACGTTTCTTGCTTTCTTGCTAATTGCAGCTGGATATATAGCAGAGATGTTCTTTGAAAAGAGAGTGAATCCTGAAACGTTCAATGCAATAATGTACATTGTACTTGGTGGTTTAGGGTTCACTACAGCAGAAAAATTTACCAATAAGGAAAAGAAATGAAAAAAGAGATTCTACTTGGATCAATGATCCTGTTCCTTCTTTTTGCCCCACTAACCAAAGCTGCATTTGCTGGTGGTGAGATGAAAGAAGTTTGCCATAAAGAAACTAAAAAAGGCAAAGAGGTGGATGTTTGCAAAAAGATTAAAGTGCATAAAAAACTAGAAGGCACAGCGGTTCCAGATGAGGCAAAGAAATAAAATGTCTATGGAACTATTCGACACCCAATCGAGGATAGCCATCTTGGAACACGAAGTTAAAAACGTTTCAGAAATGATGAAAGAGCTCCGTAAGGAGCAAAAAGAGCAGCATGAAGCCATGATGAAGCGTATTGACTCTATTGATAAGAGAATTGATGTTCTCGAAAGATGGCGTTATATGGTTATTGGTGGTGCACTTGTTCTAGGATACCTCATCGCTCAGTTGGTTCAACTTGCAAAAGTAGTCAGTTGACTTGCTAATTGGTTGCGTGTATAATCTCCTTGTTCATCAGGAGACTCTTATATGCAACCAATTGATTACAAGTACATCGGACTTATCTCTTCCCACCTTCCGCTATTCTCTAGAAAGCGGGACGGCACATACAACTTTCGTTGTATCATCTGTGGAGACTCACAGACAAACAAAACAAAGAAGCGTGGATTCTTATTAACAGAGAACGAACGCGTTACCTACTATTGCCATAATTGCAATGCGTCTTTGAGTCTTGCTAACTTAATAAAACAAGTTGATGTTAACCTTTTTGAGGAATATCAAAAGGAAAGACTGGCAGAAAAATATATTTCAAAAGAAGTCGGAGTAACCGCACAAACTCGTGATATTACCAAGATAAGTTTCCCTAAATACCTCCGCTCCCACCTAAAATATCTCACAAAGATATCGGCACTCCACTATGCACACCCTGCAAAGAAGTATGTGGATGAGCGCAAAATACCAACGAAGCACCACCACAAATTGTTCTTTGCAGAGAAGTTCAAGCTGTGGGTCAACACTATCATACCTGATAAGTTTGACAATGAGTCTCTACAAAGAGACGAATCAAGGTTGGTGATCCCCTTTATTGATATGGATGGGTCTCTGATTGGTTTTACTGGTAGATCTCTCAAAAAAGAGAGTAAGTTGAGGTATATTACAATTGCTGTTGATATTGAAAAACCAATGCTTTTCGGTTTGGATGGTGTCAACAAATCTCAAAGAGTATATGTAACTGAAGGACCTATTGATTCGTTGTTTCTCCCCAATGCGTTAGCAATGTCATCATCAAACAACTTTGATGGACTAAAGAGATTCATGGACGACCCTTCTAAATTTACTATTGTAATGGACAACGAGCCAAAGAACAAAGAAATTTGTACAATCGTTGAAAAAGCAATTGATCTAGGATATAATGTATGCATCTGGCCCTCCCACTGCGAGCAGAAAGATGTCAATGATATGGTGTTAGCAGGAACTAAACCTGAAGACGTAAAGCTGTTAATTGACTGTAATACATACTCAGGGCTACAAGCAAAAGCAACTTTAATGCAGTGGAGAAAATGTTAGAGATAGAAAAGAAAGCCAAGAATTATCTTAGGTCAATGGATAGAATGATCATGGGATGTGACACAGAAGAAGAGATTCGAATGCTTGCATGTGCTATGATGACGTCTGCTGTAACTATTCTGGAACAGCAAATAGGTCCGCGAGGAACTAAAAAATTATTAGAAAGTACTTTAGAGACAAGGTACAAAGAAAAGGAATAATTATGAACGTGAATACGTACAACAACAATAACGAAGAGGCAACAATTGAAATACTCAATAACAATCGATAAGACAAGAGACAATCTATTCGATGAACACGGTATGAAAAGACTCAAAGAATCGTACATGCTAGATAGTGAGGAATCACCACAAGAACGTTTTGCTTCCGTATCATCTGCTTTTGCTTCTAATCAAGAACACGCACAAAGGTTATATGACTACTCATCCAAGCACTGGTTGTCTTACTCTACTCCAATCCTTTCGTTTGGAAGAACGCAGAAAGGATTACCTATTTCATGCTTTCTTAACTACATGCATGACAGTTCAGCTGGTCTCGTCGATAATCTTTCAGAAACAAACTGGTTATCAATGCTCGGAGGTGGTGTAGGTGTCGGCTTTGGTATTCGTTCTGCTGATGATAAGTCTACTGGTGTTATGCCCCATTTGCGTATATACGACGCTTCGTCTCTTGCATACAGACAAGGACGGACTCGTAGAGGTTCTTATGCTGCCTACTTGGATATCGATCACCCTGATATTGCTTTATTTTTGGACATGAGGAAGCCAACAGGTGATCCTAATATGAGAGCACCTAACTTGCATCACGGCTTAAACATAACAGATAAGTTTATGCAACTGGTTGAGAAGTGTATGTTAGATCCTACTATGGATGATAGCTGGGAGTTAACTGATCCACATGATGGTCAAGTGCGTGAAGTAGTATCAGCCAAGTCATTGTGGCAGCAAATCCTTGAACTTAGAATGCATACTGGTGAACCCTATCTTCACTTTGTAGATACAAGTAACAAGTATCTACCAAAGCATTTGAAGGACAAGGGTCTTAAAATAAGACAATCTAATTTATGTTCGGAGATTGTTCTTCCTACTGATAAAGACAGAACAGCTGTATGTTGTTTGTCGTCTGTGAATTTGGAGTATTATGATGATTGGAAAGGTAATGATCTTTTTCTTCGGGACATCGCTGAGATGTTGGATAACGTACTTCAGTACTTTATTGACCATGCTCCTAGCGCTATTTCTCGAGCGATATACTCTGCCAGCCAGGAGCGCAGCATTGGTGTGGGGGCTCTTGGTTATCATGCTTATTTGCAGAAGAATAACATACCTTGGGAATCGTCGATGGCTGTTGGCAGGAACAAACAGATCTTCAAACATATCAGGAGTAAACTAGATGAGGCTAATTTGGAATTGGGTAAGGAAAGAGGGGAAGCTCCGGATGCTACAGGTACTGGTTTTCGCTTCAGCCATCTCATGGCTATTGCACCCAATGCTAGCTCTTCTATTATCATGGGCAACACTTCTCCTAGTATTGAGCCATATAGGGCAAATGCATATAGACAAGATACTCTCTCAGGATCATCTCTTAACAGAAATAGATTCCTCGATGCAATCATTAGAAAAGAAGCAGAGCAGCATAAAGACGGATGGTACGATGAAGTCTGGTCAAGTATTATTGCAACTGACGGATCCGTCCAACACCTGGAATGGATGGACGACTGGACAAAGGACGTTTTCAAAACAAGTATGGAAATTGACCAGCGATGGCTCGTACAGCATGCAGCAGACCGTCAAGAGTACATTGACCAAGCCCAATCCTTGAATCTATTCTTTAGACCAGATGTACATATCAAGTATCTGCATGCAGTTCACTTCCAGGCATGGAAGCAGGGACTGAAGAGTCTCTATTATTGCAGAAGTGAGAAGATTGGTAAGGCTGATAAAGTATCAAAGCGTATTGAACGTCAAGTCATTGAAGAGATTGATATGAAAGCTCTAGCCTCGGAGGATGTCTGTTTGGCTTGTGAAGGATAACATGAAGACTATAGCGTTGTTTGTTCATCAACCCAAATGCTCAGTGCAATCAGGGAATGGAATAATCAGGGCTCTTTCTCCACATTACAGATTCAAGATATTTACTAAACATGAGATTAAGATAACTTTTTTGATGATGTGGATCTCGTTTGCCTTCCTGGTGGTATCGGGGATAGCGATTCTTGGAATTCTCTTTTCAAGCATAATGGATCAAAGATCCGTGATTTTGTTGCAAGTGGTGGACACTATCTGGGAATATGTATGGGGGCTTATTGGGCTGATCACAATTACTTTGGGTTCTTGGAAAATACGGAAGCTCAGCAGTACATAAAACAGCCAAATACTTGTACCAGACGACCTCATGCCAAGGCAATGAAGATCAACTGGAAGGGTGAGAATCAGAGGATGTTCTTTTATGATGGTCCTACGTTTGTTGGAGGTGAGTTTAGTACTATTGCTACGTACCCAAACGAAAACCCAATGGCCATCTATCAAGGACGTTTAGGTCTTATTGGATGTCATCCGGAGAGTGAAGTGCATTGGTATAAATACTATTCCTGGATGAGAGGTCTATATCATGATGGTGAGCATCACAAGTTGTTACTTAATTTTGTTAATAATTTGATGGAGAGATAAAATGATAGGTGAAATGATAGTATGGGGATTTTTCAGCGCAATGGGATGGATGATGGCGAACTGGACTGTTGATAAAGTATTTCCAGACAAACCTCCAGCTGTAGAGAAAAAGATAGAACAAGAAAAGGACAAATGAAAAACTTCTCTCACTTTATTGAATCTAAAGATAATTTGGTTTTAGAGCCTCTTCCATACAAAAGAACGGATCTGTCTCCTGTAAAGAGTAAGGACACTCTAGATTATCACTACGGTACTTTAGCATCTGGATATGTTAATCGATTCAACAAAGGTGAGGGGGATCCTAAGTTTAACAGAGCTGGAGCATTTCTTCATAACCTATACTTTCCTCAACTTCAACCACCTTCAGATAATAATGCCCCTGAGGGATCAAGTGAATTGATTATTAATCAGAAGTATGGATCATTTATTAAGTTCAAAGAAGAGTTGAAAAGAATCGCTATGAAGATTCAAGGATCTGGATGGGTTTATATGGACACATCAGGTGATATTAAAACCATAGTTAATCATCAAGTTGTTCCCAATATAGCTCTACTAATTGACTGGTGGGAGCATGCTTGGGCATTAGACTACCAAGCAGATAAAGAAAAGTATTTAGACAATACTTGGAAAATCATAAATTGGAAGATAGTTAGTGATAGAATAAACAATGAAAGACCTTCTTAAATACTTACCCCAGCTGCTAGAGAACCTACCTGGGATCGTTAAATACTTAAAATACATACCAGTCATTATGATACTAGCAGGCATTGGGTTTGGTGTATACTCTTTTTTTATTAATTACAGAGATCCATTTAAGTGTGTAGATAATGAAATATATGAACAAATTCGTGTTGACTCTAATGTGTACAAGTTCAAAGGTGGATACTGTGTAGAGCCAAAGGAATAAATGTCAGACGAAAACGAAGACCTAAAATCAAAACTAAACAAATTTAAACCTAAAAAAAAGAAGTTAACAGTACCTCCAGAGTTTCTTGAGGGTGCTAAGAGTTATGATGATAAATTGTTTTTGGTAAAAGAGTTAACTGAAAAAGAAAAGGACAGAGTAGTGTTACTAATAAAATCTATGCTGAAAGAGGCTGTTGAAGCTAGAGATAAAAAATAAGGTATAAAATGGCACACCTCGTTGCAAACATTCCACCAGTCCACTGCTACATTCGCAAAGAGTTTCTCTATGACTTTGAAAAGGGTCATAGTGAATATGAACCTTGTATATGGGTATCAATAAAAAGTATAAGAAGTCAGGCATTTAGGATCGAAGCCTATCTTCCTAACTATGGTGCGTTGTATGATAAGCTACCACTGCACGCATTTGTTAGTAGGAACCATGATCTGACAGAGGAATTCTTACCCCTAGATACCCTTCAGATATGGGATTGCTTCAGTTACGACTTTACAGTAATACAAAAAGCTTTTTTACGTAATCTCAGTTGTAAATTTTACGCAAAAGATAGACAATTATACTCTGGTGATTATATGTTCACGGTAGATCATTCAGCACCAGATCTTAACATTATAGACACAAGCTATGCTGAATGGCCAGAAGATCACAAGAGCTTTAATTTCATTCAACTAGAGAACGGACAATACGCAGCTCAACCAAACAATAGATGCTTATTCTACGATGCAGCAAGCAATCCCAAAGAATTGAAGTTTCCAGACTTTAGAGTATGTACTAAGAAGTATGTTGTAGAAACAAATCCTAAGTGGTTTTTAGGAGACACCAATACAGTAATGTATGAAAACGATAATAAGGATAATGAATGAAAAAACTAATTTTACTTTTAGCTCTACTACCTTTCTTGGCATTTGCCAAAGACAAGAGTGGTGTATTGTATGACGTTGTGATCACTCGAGTGAAAGACGGTGATACTGTTGCATTCCAAGCCACGTGGCTTCCAGACCCACTGCCTAAAGAACTAGCAGTAAGAGTGTACGGAGTTGATACTCCTGAAAAAGGATTCCGTGCCAAGTGTCCTGAAGAGGATGCAAAAGGGCTAGCAGCTACTAACTTTACAAAGAACGCGGTATCTAAATCTGTTAAGCGTCAAGTCCTTCTCATGGACTGGGATAAGTTTGGTGGACGTGTGCTTGGTGATATTATCCTCGATGGTGTAAGTCTAAGACAGATGCTGATCCAGAATGGATTTGCAAGAGAATACTACGGTGAAGCTAAGCAAAGTTGGTGCAATTGATGGCTAAGCAGAAACTAAAGCTAACAGACGAACGCAGCTCGTTTAAGCCTTTCCACTATCCATGGGCATATGATGCGTGGTTAAAGCATGAGCAGAGTCATTGGATGCATACAGAAGTACCAATGATTGAGGATGTAAAGGATTGGAAGAACAAGTTAAATGAACAAGAGAAGCACTTCTTAACTAACATCTTGAGATTCTTCACTCAAGGTGATGTGGACGTTGCTGGTGGATATGTTAAGAACTATCTTCCATATTTCCCACAACCAGAAGTAAGAATGATGTTAACTGGCTTTGCAGCAAGAGAAGCATTACACGTTGCTGCATATAGTCATTTAATTGAAACTCTTGGCATGCCAGAGTCCACATACAACGACTTCCTCGAGTATGAGGAGATGAGAGCTAAGCATGACTACTTCTTGTCTCTTGCTGGTCAAGATGCAACAACTATTGCTCAACAGATTGCAGCGTTTAGTGCCTTTACAGAAGGCATGCAGTTGTTTAGTTCATTCATCATGCTTCTCAACTTTCCTCGTCATGGTAAGATGAAGGGTATGGGTCAGATTATTACTTGGTCAATCGTAGATGAAACTCAACATGCCGAGTCGATGATTAAGCTGTTCAGAACTTTTGTTGAAGAGAACAGAGATATATGGAACGATCAGTTGAAGGGTGAAATATACTCTATAGCTGAGAAGATGGTTGAGCTTGAAGATAAATTTATTGATCTGTCGTTCTCGATGGGAGCAATGGAGGGATTGAATGCAGAAGATGTTAAGCGCTATATTCGCTATATTTGTGACCGCAGGCTTATTTCTCTTGGTCTTAAAGGGATTTTCAAAGTAAAGAAGAATCCTCTGCCGTGGGTGGAAGAAATGATCAATGCTCCTACACATACTAACTTCTTTGAGAACCGTGCAACAGACTATGCTAAGGGTGCTCTTAGTGGAGACTGGGGTGATGTATGGGCAAAAGCAGCCTGAGTATGATAATTTGAAGTCCATTTGATGAAGACTTGATTAAAAACACAGGGTTTTCAAAACTGTGTACATACATATTAAAATTAATTCAATCTTCAAATCGGTCACGACGATAGGGTGACGCTGGATCCGTAACCAGACCTTCAATGGAAAAAAACTACCGTAGCATCTTTATATCAGATGTTCACCTTGGAACTAAGGATTGCAAGGCTGAGCATCTGAATAATTTTCTAAAGCATAATTCATGTGAGAAGTTGTATCTTGTAGGTGATATAATTGATGCATGGAAAATTAAACAGAACAAATGGCGTTGGAAGCAGTCTCATACAAACGTAGTGAGACGTGTCCTTGGTCACTCTAAGCGTGGTACGGAAGTGGTATACGTACTAGGCAATCACGATGAATTCCTTAGACCTTACCTTCATTACGGGTTAGGGTTTGGAATGCTAACAATTACAAATCAGTGCGAACATATTGGTGCAGATGGGAAACATTATCTCGTCACGCATGGTGATCTATTTGATGGTATCACTAGACTAGCACCTTGGCTTTCCTTCTTAGGAGACAAAGCATATGATTTTGTTCTTACTCTCAATTCTCGATTCAATTGGTTCCGTCATCGACTTGGTTTTGGTTATTGGTCTCTTAGCCTTTATCTTAAGCAAAGGGTTAAACGAGCCTTAGATTTCATGTTTCAGTTTGAAAAGAACTTAGCTGGATATTGTAAGAAAAAAGGATACGATGGGGTCATATGTGGACACATACACAAAGCAGAGATTAAACAAATTAATGGTGTAGTCTATATGAATGATGGTGACTGGGTTGAATCTTGTACTGCTTTAGTTGAACACCACGATGGTAGATGGGAGATAATAACTTGGACACAGGAGAGCGACAATGTGGATGATGATATTGATAGCAGTCCACCTAAACAATCCAAACGATCAACCAGGAAAAGTAACGTTGGAGTTTCCTGATCAACATTCATGTGAACAAGCAAAATCTTCAATGACCTATTCATTAAAGTTTAAAAGTTTTAAGGTAGAAGCCTCATGCCAAAGAAAATCCTCATAGTAACCGATAATGTTCCAGATCAAATTAATGGAGTCGTGGTTACTTTCCAAAGCATTGAGAAACATGCGCTTTTGGATGATTATTCTATTGTATACCTTACTCCCCTTCAGTTCTTACATTTTAATTGCCCAGGCTACCCTGAAGTTAAACTTGCCCTTCCGTGGAACATTGGCAAGAAGATTGAAGAGATATCTCCGGATTATATACACATCTCCACAGAAGGTCCTGTTGGTTTGTTCGCTAGACTTTATCTTGACAAACGGGGCTATTGTTACAATACTTCTTATCATACTAAATTCCCTGAATTTCTAAAAGCAATTTACAATATTCCTATGAGTATCACATGGGGATATCTTCGCTGGTTCCATAAGCACTCTGGTAAGCTACTAGTCAACACCAGATCAATGAAAACTATCTTAGAGGGTAAAGGATTCAGTGGTCCAATGGTTACGTGGACTAGAGGGGTTGACCGTGATATGTTGAAGCCTACTAAGCGGTATGATTATAGCAATCCTCCAACTGTATTATATGTCGGTCGCGTATCTAAAGAAAAGAATCTTGATGCCTTGTGCAAGCTACAAGACACCTACAATATTGAAATTGTTGGTGATGGTCCTTACAGAAAGAAGCTGGAAGAGAGATATCCTAAAGTTAAGTTCTTAGGATACCAGCAAGGTTCGGAGCTAGCAAACAGCTACGCACGTGCTGATGTGTTTTGCTTTCCAAGCAAGTCCGATACGTTTGGTATTGTGATGATTGAAGCTATGAGTCTTGGTACTCCAGTTGCAGCATATCCAGTTGATGGTCCTTTAGATGTTATAGATAATCTCACTGGATGTATGGATGATAATTTAGACAAGGCTATAATGAACTGCTTGTTACTTGATCGTAAGAAGGTCAAGAAAGCTTCATCAATATGGACTTGGGAGCAATGCTGGAAGATTTTTAAAGACAATCTAATCAGTATCAGGTAAATTTGAATGATATATACTTACTCCAGTCTAAGGAGTAACTATGAAAAATCTTCTAGTAACACTGATTCTAGTCCTTTCGTCATCAATTGCATCAGCCGAACTCACGCTAGACTTTAAAGCTAATTCAGATGGTACAAGAACAATAATCCACAAAAAAGAACAGTGGTTCTTTGTTGTTAAAGCAGCCAATTACGACGTATACATTGACAAAGACATTGCTGGTCGTAAACAGAAAAATATTGAATTCCATGCTGTGACGGAGTTTCATTCTCTTCAGCAATATACACAATTTCCCTTTGAAATAAAAAGGATATATACGTACGGTATACTGAGCTGTGAGCAAGAAAAGTTGTATCTGCTTAGCGATCTTTTTGCTGATGAAAAGAACGTGATTAGATATACACAATCTCATGATTTTGGCTCGTATGTAACTAATCTTGATGTCAAAAACTCTATTGCTAGAAATGTTTATGACGTCGTATGTGGAGATACTATATGATCGGTGACGATAAAAATATTCAAACATGTAGGACTTGTGACTCTGAGTTTGAAGTAGAAGGATATAATATTGATGAACCCATTTCATTTTGTCCCTATTGTGGATCTATGATGGGTGAAGATAGTATGGATGAAGATTTCTACGACGAAGATAATTAATTTAATGTGGACACATGATAATGTTGAAGTGACCAATATTCCAGATAGATGTTATGGATTTGTCTACAAAATAACTAATACTGATACCAATAAACAATACATTGGTAAGAAATTATTTTACGCTTCTAAGCAAAGACAAGTTAAAGGCAAGAAGAAAAAGTTTAAAGTGGAATCGGATTGGAAAGAGTACTATGGTTCCAACGATTTACTTTTAGCTGATATAGAGTTACTGGGAAAAGAGAAGTTTCAAAGACAGATTCTCAGATTCTGTAAGAACAAGGGTGAGTGTTCATACTACGAAGCAAAGTATCAATTTGAATTAGATGTTCTCTTATTTCCAGAACGGTATTATAATGTATGGGTTATGTGTAAGATACATAGGAAGCATTTACAATTAACAGACGCAGGGTAGCGCAGCGGTAGAGCGCGGGACTCATAATCCCGAGGTCGGAGGTTCGATTCCTTCCCCTGCAACCAATTTGAGATATTATGGAAAATCACATTGCAATAGCAGACTCCAAGTACGGCAGATTTACATTCTTTCGTAATGATGATCCAATAGGAGCTTGTCTTCACTACTATGGTGAATGGGCACAGCAAGAAATGGATCTTTTTGATCTCTTCCTCAAGGATTATTCAAACGTTATTGATGTTGGTGCTAATATTGGTACCCATTCAGTCTATTTCTCTAAGAAATGTACTAAGGGTACTGTGATTGCTATTGAGCCTCAACTATACATCTCACAATTCCTTAATACTAACCTGATGATCAACGGATGCTTCAATGTAATTCCGATGAGAGCTGCTTGTGGCTCCGAAGAAAAGGAAGTGAGGATCCTTAATATTGATCCATTTCATGGTGAGAAAGTAAACTACGGTGAGTTTAAACTTAAAGACCACGTCTTTAGAGGTCTTCATACATCATGCATTACATTGGATTCATTACTCAAGCATGGCATACCATTTCATCTTATCAAACTAGATGTTGAAGGATTAGAGGTAGATGTATTGAATGGTGCTGAGAAGTTAATAGACAAATATAAACCAATGTTGTACATTGAGTTTAACAATAAGGAAGGTAACGATGAGTTGCTTGAGAAAGTTCAGGCAATGGGATACGCTGCATACTGGCACATATACACCAAGCACAATCCAAACAATCATAATCAACAAAAACAGGACATTTGGGAAGAGCCAGGATCTGTAATTGATAAGAAAAATATGGATAAGAGATATGAAGGTAATATTATTTGTGTGCACAAAGATCAGGAACAGCCAACAGGTCTTCAAGAAGCTAAAGTAGGATCAAATATATTTAACTTTTTCGATGATCAAGGACTGATCTGACGAGGGTTACATTCAACCCACTTGAGTCTGTTGTAGTATTCGTATGGCCACTGTCCTTTTGGTATTAGACAGACTCCAAGTTCAGGATGCACTTCCTTGCGTACCTCAACAACAGCCCATACTAACCATGACAAGTACAATGCAAAAATAACGGTTATGCCGTACTTCCACCCTTCACATCTGATCCTTTGAATTCTTTTTCTTCTTGCTGCTGCATCAATTCTGTCTCGCTTCATTTTAGCAACAATAGCAATAGATTGCTGCTCTTCCATTTTAGCCATCATCTTTTCGACCTGAGTATAGAGATCACCTAGCTCAGGAGGACATTGGTAAACCATAATCTCACGTAGCTCAGCTTTCATTGCTTTCAGCTTGGTTTTCATGAGGACTCTTTGTAGAGCACGTTTACCTATACTTGTTGTACCAGTGTAAACTTCATCATCCTGTCTTTCTTCCTCCTCAAAGATTGCCATGCAAGTAGCCATGTTTTCAAAGTACGCACCAAGTTCTTCACCAATCTGGGCATACACGTCCTCAGGTTGTTTTTTACTCAACTCGATTACGCGATTTTTTTCTTCAATATACTGATTTTTCTCAGCTATTGTTGGTGCACGGTCTTTGTATCTGGAATGAAATTGGTCATCTAAATCTTGTAAGACCCCCTTCACATCACTAACTGCACCACTAATCTCTTTATATAACTGACATCCCTTTTTTACTGCTTGAACCGCACCGTTTGCTAAAGCAAATAGTGTTAATGGATCCATTTAAAATAAGTGTTCTCCTATTTTGACTTTATGCATAGCTTCAAGTGGTCTGCTAAATTAGTTACTTGTTGATCAGCTTGATCAAGCACTGGTTTCCAAAATCCACAGGTTAGATCGTTGAATGCTTTTGAGAAATGGTGAAAGCCATTTCGCTTGAGATTGACAAACTCACATAAGAACTGTTGATTTCTTTCTGTAACATCAGTTATAGTGGGCATAGTCAAAGGTGGGTATAAGTGTAACATTTTATCCTTTCCATGTAATTATAAGTATTTATCTACACTATGAAAAAAGTTTACATATTCGACGTTGATGGCACCCTAACTCCCAGTCGAGAGGTCATTGATCCACAATTCCGTAAGTGGTTCAAGAACTGGATTAAAACAGGTGAGAAGGAGGTTTACTTTGCAACTGGCAGTGACTATCCTAAAACCCAAGAACAGCTGGGAAACGATGTCCTGGACATGGCAAACGCAGTATTTTCCTGTGCTGGAAACGCCATATATACTAAAGGATCATTGAAGTATTCTAGTAAATGGACATTGAAAGATCCTCAGATCCAATGGTTGAATGAACAGCTGTTTAAAAGTCTTTTCACTGGAAAGGCTGGAAGACATATTGAAAACCGTATTGGACTTGTTAACTTTAGTATTGTTGGTAGAGCTGCTGATAGAGAGCAGCGTGATAAGTATGTTGAATATGATAAACGTACTGGTGAACGCAAGAGGATTGCTAAAGAGTTCAATGAGAAGTTTGGTGATGTTGCTGTAGCTCAAGTTGCTGGTGAGACTGGTGTTGATATTATGGAACCAGGTAAAGACAAAGGACAGATTGCAAAATACTTTGTTGAACCGTTTGTTCATGTACACTTCTTTGGTGATCAGATGGAGTTTGGTGGTAATGATTTTCCTTTGGGCATGGCTCTAAAGGAGAACTATATACAGATGAAACAAAGCAAGGCTACAACAGTGAAAGTGAAGAGTTGGAAGGACACTTGGAATTATCTACAAAAGGATGGAAAGTAAATTATGAAGACGAACAGTGGTTTTAAGATGGATAAAGAAGTTAAGCGAGCAGCTGCTACGATTGTTGATCCTCATCAACGTGGTGCTTTTAAACGATTGATGATTGATGCTCTTGTTTCTTTTGAGAGAGCAAAGCGTGAATCTGGTAAACCAAAACGTAATGAGAATGGTGAAGCATAATGGAAGTCAATGAGTTGTCACAAAACGCTAAGGGTGGCACAGAGCTAATGCTCGAAGCACTCCATAGTCATATACCTGCAGATCTAATGCAGCACTTTCAAATCATTCCTTCTCGAGTAAGAGATGTGAATGACTCCAAAATTAAAATATACTGGTTGCATGACTTACCAGGTGATCCCGAATCAGAACATCTCAAGGGTGGTGGTTGGAATCGATTTGATAAACTTGTCTTTGTCTCTAACTGGCAAATGCAAGCGTATCAGAAACACTATGGTCTTCCATGGTACAAGTGTGTAGTTCTTCAGAATGCTATTGAACCAATTGAACATGTACAAAAACCTACTGACAAAATCCGATTTGTATATCATACTACTCCTCATCGTGGGCTCAATATCCTGGTTTCCGCTTTTGATGCTCTATCTAAGCGCTACCCTAACGTAGAGCTGGATGTATACTCTAGCTTTAAGATCTACGGCTGGGAACAACGAGATGAGCCTTACAAAGACTTATTTAAGTTCTGTGAAGATCATCCTAATATTAATTATCATGGTTCTGTCCCCAACAGCGAAATTCGGACAGCTCTTCAAAAAGCTCATTTCTATGCGTATCCAAACACGTGGCTAGAGACTTCTTGTATTAGCCTGATTGAAGCGATGTCTGCAGGTGTGTTCTGTCTCCATCCTAACTATGGTGCTCTGTACGAGACTGCAGCTAACTGGACATGGATGTATCAGTGGCAAGATAATGAACGAGATCACATGAAAGCTCTTGTAGAGTTGACTTCCAATGCTATTGAAGTGTATAATGAGCCTGATGTGCAAAAGACATTAGTTGCTCAAAAAGCGTACGTTGATGCATTCTATGGATGGCATAACAGAAAGAATCAATGGATCAACCTAATGAAGGTAATGCTCAAAGATTTGAAACGTATAGATTATAATGGGTGATTAAAATTATTATTATTGACTTTAACCAAGTCTGCATCTCTAACCTGATGATGCAGATTGGTAACCATACTGAGCTAGTATTTGAGGAAGGATTAGTTAGACATATGATCCTTAACTCACTTCGTCTATACAAGCAGAAGTTTGGTAGAGTGTATGGAGATATAGTCATTGCTTGCGATGATAAAAACTATTGGAGGAAAGATCTTTTTCCATATTACAAAGCTGGACGGAAGAAGGTTCGTGAGCAAAGTGATATCGATTGGCCACTCGTGTTTGAAACTCTCAATAAGATCAGAGAAGAGATCAAACAAAATCTTCCTTACATCGTAGTTAAAGTAGATCATTGTGAAGCAGATGATATCATTGCAACTATATGTCTTAACTCTACTGAGGATGTATTGATCCTGTCTGCTGATAAGGATTTTATCCAGCTACATAACGAGAGAGTGATTCAGTTTGATCCCATTCGCAAGCGTAATGTACAGGTTGAGGATCCTAAGCAGTATCTCAAGGAGTTGGTTATCAAAGGAGATAGTGGTGATGGTATACCTAATGCTTTGTCTAGTGATAATTGCTTTGTAGATGGTATCAGACAAAGACCTGTAAACAAGAATAAGTTATCTACATGGTTGGGTATGAGTCTGGAACAGCTTTCATCAAATGTTCCTGAACTTAAAGCGGGACTTGAACGTAACAATAAGCTAATTAATTTATCATTGATACCTGAAAACATTACAAGTAAGATCTGGAATGAATATCAAACGCAGCTTGCGACACCCAAAAAGGTAAATATTATTGGGTATTTTCAAGAGCACAAACTTAAAACAATGATGGAACATGCTGGGGAATTTTAATGAAATTGAGTTTATCTGAGATATTAAAACAAGCTTCTGAGCTTGACAAGAAGCAAGATAGGATTGACTTTTTGAATAGATGGGACAGTGCTGCACTAAGAGCATTGTTCAAATATGCTTATGATGATAAAGTAAAGTTCTTGTTACCTGAAGGAGATCCTCCATACAAACCAAACGAGCTTCCTGATCAACAAGGAATTCTTTTTAGTGAGTTGCGTCGTTTGTATTTGTTTATTGAGGTGGCAATCCTAATCTGAAACCAACTAGACGAGAGTATCTATTTGTTCAATTGCTAGAAACAATAGACAAAGAAGATGCTAAGCTCTTGATTGCTGTTAAAGATAAAAAAATACCATACAAAGGTATTACTAAGAAATTTGTTGAAGAGATGTATCCTGGACTACTAGAGGGGTAAAATGGGTAAGACGAACAAGTCATTACGTTCACTTGATGAAAAACACCATCACGTATCAAAAGTAATAAAAAAAGAGCATACAGACAGGTCAGTAAAGAGTATTGATCGAATGTTAAAAAACAGACGGTATGATCAGTTTTACGATGACATGGATCACAAACGAGATAAGGAGTACTTGGATGAACAGTAGATGGTTTTGGGAAAATAAACTTATGGGATGGTTTGAGGGTAAGCTACTTACTTTCACTAATTGGTTTTGGAATAAACGCCACCAACCACCACCAGCTCCTCCTAAAAAAGAACCACAGCTAGATTCTTTGAGTGAAACTAAAAAGAGAACTCCAGCTAAGAAAGTCCCTGCTAAAAAAGCTCCTGCTAAGAAGAAATCAGACTGGAACGTAAAATAATTTATGATTTTACTTGGAATCAGGATAAATGCTCACGACAGCAATTTGTGCCTTTATGATGGAAAGTCGCTCAGGTATCTAAAAACTGAACGCAAATATCAAGTTAAGCATCACGAGTCTCTGGGTGAGTTCCAATGGAGGCAGGACGTCATGGATGCATGGGGTCTTGACTATAGAGACATTGATGAGGTTTGTATATCTCTAGAAGAGAATACCAGCATCAAGTATATTAATGATCCTTTTGATAGAAACAGTAATCAATTAACAAATGTTGGGGTCCAAGCATCATTGAACAGTCTTTGCACTGGCTTTCCTCTTAGCTGTCCTGTCTACTCAATTGATCACCACTACGCTCACTCACTTAGCTATGTTCCGTACATGAAACCCGATGTCTCTATTATCATTGACGGTATAGGTGATAATGAAGTGCCTTGGTCAGTATTCAAGGGTGATAAGCTGATTGAAGTCGGTAAGATATTTGATCACGGCTCTATTGGTCTCTTAATGAATGAGTTTGGTAAGTTTGTTGGAGTTAAGTACGGAGTAGAGGTTGATATTGCTGGTAAGGTAATGGGATTTCAATCATACGGTAACTTTGACAAAGAGTTCTATGATAAGCTCGATGGGCTTACAATCTATGACATAAAAGAATTATTTGATATCAAAAAGTGGCACGAACATAAAGGTGACGATCTTGTTGGTAAGTGCACCTGTCTAGATTGGATTAAAACTATTCATACTAAGGCTGGTGATATTCTACTAAAGTTCTTTCAAGTAAATTGTAAGCCAGATGATGTTATATTTTATTCTGGTGGGGTTGCTCAGAATGTGATATGGAATACACAGCTGAGAGAGTACTTTCCTAATCTTGTTATCCTTCCACATTCTGCTGATGATGGTATTAGTATTGGAGCTGTTGAGTGGTTACGTATCAAAAATAATCTACCTCGATTAGAGTTTAATAACTTTCCATTTGCTCAATCAGATCAAGCTCCTGAAGACGTTGATGTTTCTGATGAGTTAATTGACAATGTTGCAAACTTATTAGCTGATGGAAAGATTGTTGCGTGGTACCAAGGTAATGGAGAGATTGGTCCTAGAGCACTAGGTAACAGATCAATCCTAATGAACCCAGAAGTTAAAAACGGTAAGGCTATTATTAATAGAGTGAAGCGAAGAGAGCAGTATAGACCCTTTGGGGCCTCTATACTAGCTGAACATACGGAGAAGTTTTTTGACCTTCCTTTTGATAATCCATATATGTTGTATGTTGGTAAGGCAAAGACAAATAGATTCCCTGCAATCACTCATGTGGACGGTACGTGTAGAGTACAGACTGTGGAGAAGAATTCAGGCTCATTCAGAAAGCTACTTGAAAGATTCCATCAACTAACTGAGTGTCCAGTACTTCTTAACACAAGTCTCAATCTAGGTGGTAAGCCAATTGCTGGATATATACACAACGCACAGGAACTGTTTTTTGAAACTAGTATTGACTATCTAGTCGTAGGTAACAAATTATTCTCTAAAAACTAATGCCCATTTATACTTTTAAAGATAAAGACACAGATGAACTTGTCGAATTCACTTTACGTATTGCTGATTACGATAGCTTTCTCACCTCTAATCCTAGTCTTGAGCGTTACTTTGATTCGTTTCCTGGAATTGTCGGAGGAACTGGATCGATCAGAACTGACTCAGGATTTAAAGAAGTCCTCTCAAAAGTAGCAGAAGCTCATCCTAACAGTGAGCTTGCTGATAGAACAGTATCTCGTTCAGCTAAGCAAGTTAAGATTGATAATACAGTAAACAAATACAGACGACCAAATTGAGAACCAAATACTTTGAGCATAAGCCTCTTCCTAAAATTGAAATCCCACGAAAAGAAATAGATGGAAAACGATACTACGTTACTCCTAACGGTGATAGCTATCGTTCTGTTACTACTATCCTTTCTCAGCTAACTCAAGAAGCAATCCAGAAGTGGAGGAATCGAGTTGGTGAACAAGAAGCCACAAAGATATCAACAAGCGCTTCAAGACGAGGAACCAAACTCCATACAATGATGGAAGACTACGTTGGCAACGTTGAAGACTTTGCGTTGAACAAAATGCCAACCACTACTTCATTATTCTTGGACATTCAGCCTTTTGTTGATTCTAACTTAGAAGAGGTGTATGGTATTGAATATCCGTTGTACTCTGATCGTTTGAGAGCTGCTGGAACTTCTGATTTGATATGTAAGTACGCAGGGAAAACTACAATCCTTGACTACAAAACAGCTAGTAAACAAAAGAAAGAAGAGTGGATTGAGAACTACTTTATCCAATCGACAGCCTATTCGTTGATGGTAAAAGAGAGATACGATCTGGACATTGAGCAGATTGTTATTATGATTGCAGTTGAGGGTGACAATCCTCAAGTGTTTGTGAAAGATCCAAGTGATTACGTCAAGAAAACTATTGATATATTTGATACCTATTAGTCTGGTAGGTTGTGCTAGCACTCGTGAAGAACGTGGTTCCGTTCTTATGGAAGACGTAATTGTTCAACGTACCACTATAAGATCTACTACAGACAATCCCACTCCTAAGAAGACAGGTGGAGTCGTAATTCAAGGTGACAACATTACCATTGGTACAATCATTGTTAACTCTCCCAATGCTCATGTTGACAATTCTACAAAGATTGTTCAAGCACAACAAAACTATCAATCTAATCGCACGTCCGAACCCAAGAACTATAAGGCAGCCACATTCAAGTACCCTGACTACAAGAACGGAAGGGGTAACGAAGAGGAAAAGGCTGATAATTCAGATAATGACTTCTTTAGGAATTTAGACAGTTTGTTCCTTAAAATTGTGCCAAGTCTAATAATGATGCGTCATTAATTACTAAAAAAGTAACTGTTGACTTTATTTTTCGAATTGTTGATGATTGACTTTGTTGTTTGACGTTATTAATACTTTATTATGGAGATTTATATGACAGCAGTCATTAATGCAAAGCAAGTACTCAAGTCTTATGGTATCAAAGAAGGTTCAGTTGTCCGTGCTATTCAACAAGTAGGTGAAGACATTGGTCTATCGCAAGATCCTCTTACCTATGCTAATTCTATTATTTCAGATCTTGGTGGTAACGATCAGTATGATCTAGCT